TGGATTCCAGCGACAGAAGTATTGATTATGGAAGGACACGCAGTTCCTTATTTTGGTGGAAGTAAAGAAAAACTCAAAGAACAACATATGAAGAATAGAGCAAAGCTTATTAATAATGGTGTTGTACAACTAGAGTCGACAACGTAAAGGTAATTAATTATGGCTGATGAAACAAAAACATTAGAAAATTTGATTGCGGAGAATAGACAAATAAGTACGTCTATTGACGATCAGGTGCAGGAATCAAAAAAAATATCATCAGAACTTAAAGAAGTTGGCCATGTTATTAAAGGCGATTTAAAGAGTGTTATTGATACTGTAACTTCGCCTTTGGAAAATGCTAAAGATCAAGGAGTTGGCCAATTAAGGCAACAGGAAGAACTCAAAGAGACCCAAGCAAAACAAACAAAAACGCAAGAGAAACAAACAATTCTACTTGAAGAGGTTGTTAATGGAATATTAGACTTAAAAGATTCTTTGCTAAAAAGTTTGAAAAGCGGCATTGGTAAGGGACTTGGTGCAATTGCCGCTCTTATTCTTGCGCCTATCATATTGTTAGCCGATTTCTTCGGACAACTAGGTACAGAAATCAAATTCCTAAATAAACTTACTGGCGGCCGCCTTGCTAAGCTATTTAAACCGATTGTTAATATATTCGATGCAATTAGTGATATTGTAAAAGTAGCCGGAACAAGTAATATTCCAAAAGGGAATACATTTAAAGTATTTGGTAAATTTACACAAGGTATACTTAAAATTGTAGCTACAGTTAAAAGTATTTTAAAACCAATAATGGAAGGTGGAAAAAAGTTAAGCGGGTTTATGAAAGGATTTAAGCCAATAGTGTCATTCGTTGGAAAGATTGGTAGATTTTTTGGTAAAATATTTCTTCCCATTAGTTTTCTTATGTCTGTATTCGACTTTGTCACTGGTTTCATGGATGGGTATGATGAAAGCGGTATTCTTGGTGGACTAGAGGGCGGTTTATCTAAGTTATTCGCAAACCTCATTGGTATGCCACTTGATTTGTTAAAGTCAGCGATTAGTTGGATTGCTGGTGTATTTGGATTTGATGGAGTATCAGAAGCTCTAGACTCATTCTCATTCTCTGATCTTATTACAGATATGATTGGCGGCATTTTTGATGGGGTCAGCGGAATATTTACTTTCTTGGGAGACCTGTTCGCCATCGAAGACTTAACTCTATTTGAAGGATTTCTTAAACTAGTAGATTTGGTATTATTACCACTAAACCTTGCAATAAACTTTGTTAAAGGAATATTTGAATTTGGTGATCCGGAAAAACCATTCAGCATCGGTGAATTTATTACAGACACAGTAAAAGGAATTTTTGAATGGTTTAAGTCATTATTTACTTTTGATTTTTCATCAATTGGAGAAAACATTTCATCAATTGGTACAGTCATGTCAGGTTTAGCCGCAGGCGGAAAGGCTGCTATAGCGGCAATGTTGCCAGGCGGGGAAAGTCCAGGCGAAGCATTTAATAAAGCTTATTCTAATGTACTAAATGGTGGTTCTGGAAACAATAGGGCTGCGCAATTAGATCAGGCAGAAATAGGTCGTAAAACTGCTGAAGAAGATAAACAGCAAGCTAGCCAGCAATCAAGAATTGTAGCAAATAGTGGTAATACTAGCATTAGTAATAACTCGTCATCAACAACAAACATGGTATCACAAGGAATGCCTGATGTATCTCAATTGAATAATTTCAATATGGATGAAGCATTAGCAATGGGTTAATTAAAAAATTGATAATAATATAATCCGCACAATAATACTATACACCCGATAATATATCCTGCGACTGCGATGCTACCAAGTAACGTATACAAAAAGTCTTTCATAATATAAATCCTTAAAAAGAGGGAGAGCCGAAGCTCTCCCTTAGTTTAGATATGAACTTTTAACTATTCGCCAGTTTTGCAAAGTAATCAAGAGTATCATCATCACTTTCCATTGTAGAGAACTCTTCGGCAGTCACTGGTTTCGCTTCCGCTTCGACTTGAGGAGCCGGCGCAGGTGTTGCTTCACCAAGTTGACTCATTTGTTGAACTGAAGGATTGTTCTCAATGCCAAGTACTTTGTTGAGCTTTGCTTTCAATTCATCATATGATTTGTATTGAGCTGGGTCAATGAATTCAAAGAGCTTATGAACTTGATTGTAAGACTCTTCACGATGAGCATCATCACGAAATACATCATTTCTTACAAACTCAGATTTATCATAGTTACGATATCCTTCGACTTGACGGATTTTCACTTTGAATGTAGTGTCTTCCCAAAGATCAAAAGGATTAATAGGCTTTTCATCTTGGAATGATGGCTGCATAATATCCATGATCTTATCAAAGATCTTTTTACCGTACATATACATGAAGACTTTGCCTTCATTCTGTGGATTGCCTGGATCGGATACGACCATGATATTTGAGACATAATGTAGACGACGCTTGCGTTCGCGAGCAATCGATTTATCAGACTCAATACCTGAGTTCCATAGTTGACCATTGCTTTCGCTAACAGGATCATCTTGACCAATCGAAGTCAGAGATTTTTCAATGTACCAAAGACCAGATGGGCCTTTGAAACCATGATCCCAGTATTGAACCCAAGGTAAATCTTCGCCATCGACTTGTGGTAAGAAGCGAATTTCTGCGTAACCATTACCAGCCTTATCGACAGTCGGTTTCCACATTCTTTCGTCAACTTTACGAGAGTTGTTTCCGCCACCATTGACTTTATTAGCTTCTTCAATAAGCTTTCCAATGTTGTTGCGGTTACGTTTTAAGTTTTCAAATGACATATATTATATTCCTTTATATTGCAGTGTATCATATTTGAGTATATTACCTTCAAAAGAAGATAGTTCATTATATATAGCTTTCATTAGCTTGTACATAGATTTTTAAAAATTAAGTTCATTTTGTTTTGGCAAATAGTTGAGGTTCATCGCCTCAGCTTCTACCTTTTCTTTGATAATTGGAGATATGAACTTTTTAATATCTTCAATTTCAATATTGTTCTTTTCACATATGTGAATGATGGCATCCATATAAGTCAATCCATCATTGAATACAGTATTCTGTATCAATTCAGAAACTTTACTTTTAGTCATTACATTCATTTCTGTCATTATTTTATCACCCTTATCAATAAGCATTGTTCGTTGATTCTTCCATTTGGAAGTTTGCCTTCTTTCGTCGTTAAATCAGACCAAGCCTTATTGATTTTTTTCAATGGACTTCCTTGAACTATTGTCAACATCTCTTGCGGCTTACGAAGTCGAATAGATTTTGAACTACTACCTACGTTTTGTAGAGTTGTTCCTTTCATTTCAAACCCCTTTGGAGAGTCAGTCACGTACTCAATGAGCTTACGATACTTTGTATTGAAGACAAAGAGTCGAGTTGCACCAATGATCTGTACCGGATTGATCGAATTCATACGATACTCTTTTGACTCTTTCAAGTACTTCACCTTTTTGATTTGACGATCGGCTGTCAGAATTTTTGGTGCTCTTGTTTTACGAACAGCCTTTTTATTGAGTACATATTTCTTTGCATCAAGCATTACTTCTTCTAAGAATGCAAGGAAAGCCTTTTGTCTTTTTGGCTTCATGAAAGAATACGCTTCAACGAGATCAGCATCTTTCGATTCAACTACCTCTTTGATCTCTTCGTACAAACTTTGAATGTGATCGAAAGAAACTTTTGCTGTATTGTAAGCAACATTGTCTCTTTGGAATAATTGATAGATGCTCATTCCATCAAATGCAGTACTTGCATTATTTTTTTGTTGATCGAAATGATCATCAATTATTTCATCAATATAGCCAAGCATATCATTTGTTTTTAGTTTGAGTATCTCCATCGGAGACTTACTTTTCACTACAGCTATTTCAGGCTTGTCCGCTTCTGCCATTTGCTTTTTATTCACGGCAACACGTATGTTATCGAAGTAATTAGTCAAAGCTCTTTCGTGATTATAATTTTCCGGAAACTCTAAATCGAGTTGCTTCCAGCTTATGACTGCTGCGATATTTTGAAAAGCATAAAAGTACCAGTCCGGAGCAGACAATAAAAACTTCGCTTCATCTTTTGTAAAAGATTGGCGAATGTAATTACGAATGACACCAGCAAGTTCTTTCTTTTCAACTTCGGTTCTAAAGTAATGGGCATGCCATTTGAAGCCATCGTCAAGTGGAGCACCAGCAACACCGGTTTTAATTCGACGAGGAAGCTTTTTCGTTTTTCTTTTTTTCAATCTTGCGACCATTTAGTTGCCTTTCAATTATTTACAAGCGCGACGAAGACGGCCAATGTTTGCATCTTCGAAGTTACCTTTGTGAAACCAGTTACGAGCTGCAACGCAATCAAGCATTTTTGATTCGCATTCAGCAGCCATTGGGCAAGTATCACATGGGATCTCACGTTCTGACTCAACACCTATAATATCAACTGACTTGAAAGCGTCTGTTTGGAAATCTGCATCGTAACCGATTGAATAGTGATCGTATAAACTCATATTGTAGTGTCCTTTTGTTGTTTTGATAGGACCATAGTACTATGTTTCTCAATACTTGTAAACAAAAAAATGCGCGATAAACGCATTTTTCTTCATTTTTGTTAAAAGTGTAACATTTATGTTACAGTACTATCGATCATGTATACCGATGCCATTGACTGATAGAAGAGAATCGATACGGAATGAACGCCATTGCTGAATCACGGTATCAAACACCCTAACAACTTCATTGTTTTCTTTGATAGGCTTATCAGACTTTGGCTGCATATCTTCAGGAATTAATTTTTCAGCGAGAGTAGCAACCATTTCTCTTATAGTACCATCTTTTTTACGAAATGTAAAAACAGCAATATTGTCTTGTAGTTCATCAACGATTCCATCTTTTGTAACAACGATTCCATCTTTTCTAACAACGATTCCATCTTTTGTAAATTTATTCATAATATAAGTTCCTTTAATTGTTTTGTTTTGACTATAGTCATTATAACATGTTCAAGTGCTACTGTAAATAGTTTTTCTTATAAATAATCATATAAATAATAAAGGATTTTTTATGTCAGAAGATAAACATCCACTCGATCTCAATGGAGATGGCGAAGTATCTGATGTTGAACTCGAAATGCATCTTGAGTTCAAACGTAAAGAACTTGAAGATCAAGACGCTCAACGTGACGCCATGCGTAAAATGACATGGTTCGCCCTTGCAGGATTGCTATTCTATCCATCAGGTATATTTCTTACTTCACTCTTTGGACTTCACGAAGCCGCAACGTTAATCGCAAATGTTGCTCCTACCTACTTCGTGGCCGTTGCCGGTCTTGTTGCTGCATTCTTTGGTGCTGACGCCATCAAGAAGAAATAGTATAGATTTCAATAACGTCTTCTTTACCTTTCACTTTGATATCGCCAATCTTTTTGGTTGGCGTATCAATCAAATCATTTGTAAAGCTTGAAAAGAT